CGATTGTCCTCCCATCCCCTATTCCTCGCTCTTCAGTAGCTTTAGTTAGCGCTGGTCGGGTGTTGGGGATGGGCACACGCGTCTACCTCAACGGTAAGTCTGTAATTCTCACGGCGAAGCACAATTTGGAGACAATGCGTACTCGCGGTGACGTTCTCGTCTGCGGCCATAAGAATCAGGGAATTCCCCTGGATCTGACCTGGAAGGTCCTTTTAGACGTTCCGAAGTTAGATTTGGTTGGAATTGAATTTCCTGATTCTTCCGCTGCTCTCATCTCTGTTTCTGTTGCCGTCATGTCTACCACTCCCCCTACGGGGAAGCATGTGGATGTGCATGGTTGCATTGGTGGAGAGTTCGTTGTCGCCAAGGGCGTTATCTCTGGTGTGGCTGGTCCGATGCAGGTTAAGCATACTGCAACAACGAAGCCTGGGTTTTCTGGCGCTGGTTTGTTCGACGGAGGTCGTTTGGTAGCGGTGCATGTACGCGCGGGTGTCGGGTACAATGTCGCCACTGCTGTACAATTTCTGTTGGCCTCCCGGGAGTCAGAACCCCATGGTCGGTTGTTCGCTATGCGAGACCATCGCCAGGAGGATGAAGGGTCTGTGTATGATTACTACATAGACGGACAAGTAGCATCGCTGTGGATGCATGATCGTTCGTATGTCGAACCAGACCTCATGGAGTATACAGGCTCCGGGATGGCTTGGGCCGACTACGACGACAATGATGACGATTGGTTTCTGCAGTCTTCTTTGGAGACGGCCGAATTTACAGAGGCAGAGGTTTTAAAAGCTCTCCCCGTAGTTTTGGCCGCGCTTCGGGGTACAGACTCGGCCAGTACCAATGGTCCCAACCTGAACCGTTCTGCAGAGAAGGACTCGGTTTCGACTTCGTCGGTCGCTACCGAGACATCTCCGCCCGCGGTAAGGCTCAGTGCGGGCCAACGGAAGAGGAGGAACGCCGCTGCCCGGAACTCTCAGAGTACCGGTGGCCAGGCACTACCCACCGAGACACCGTTGCCTCTCTCCGAGCCCACGCCGCCGGCGTTTGCTCCGCCCCCCCCCCAGATTCCGAGCTCGTTGACCGAGCCATATCGGAATTGTGCCTGTCCGGAGGGTACCCATCCGTCCCTGTCCCTGCGGGATTATCTGAGGATGGTGCATTTGGTCGATGCTTTCGAGAAGGGACGCATTTCGATCGCGAGCGAATCGCGATCGAGATCCGATTGGGCAGAGCTTTGGGCTCTGTCCCCCCCGACTCCACACCGGGCGTCCCTTATTCGCAGCTGGGCTCGATAAATGCACGCGTTCTAGAATCTCATTCTCAATTTATTGAGGGAGCAGTTTTGGATTCGTTTTCTTCTATGGTCGACGCTGGAGAGGAGATATTTTCAATGTCTCCTATCCAGCTGGTGCAAAATGGTATTCGTGATCCTGTTCGGTTGTTCGTAAAGACAGAACCGCACAAACTCAAGAAGCTCAGGGCAAACAAGCTACGTTTGATATCCGGAGTATCGTTAGTTGATCAGATTAAGGAAAGGATTCTGTGTTCGGCGCAGAACTTGGCCGAAATCGATCACTGGCAAACTTGTTCTAGTAAACCTGGAATAGGTTTGGACGATGATTCGTTGCAAGCGATGGCAAGTTGTTTTAAGGATCTTTTGTCAGGCGGCCCTGTGGTTTCTATGGACGTTGTCGGATGGGATTGGTCTGTGAAGGAGTGGGAACTGTTCGCGGACGCCGAAGCACGTAGGAGGCTTTCGGGATCTAAGAAAGGAAGTTTATATGATTTTCTTTTGAGGGTTCAAGCTTACTGCGTGTCGCGAACGGTTTTTGTTCTTCCCGATGGTTCTTTGTTGTCACAAGTCTCACCTGGCGTGCAACTGTCCGGATCCTATAACACTAGCTCCTCTAATTCGAGGATGCGAGTGTTGGCTACCTTGGTGGCTAGGATCATGGCAGGTCATGCGGTAGGACCAGTGGCTATGAAGGCCATGGGGGATGACAGCGTGGAAAGACATTTGGAGGGTGTGAAAGAATGTCTAGAGAGGTTAGGACATGAGATCAAGGAAGTAGAGGTTAACAACGAGTTAGCCGGTATTTCTTTTTGTTCTCATGTCTGGCGAGATGACGGATTTGCAGAACCCGTCAACGTAGTTAAAACTATGTATCGTTTCCTCTCTCATCCTCCAGGATCGGCCAGTTATCTCGACTGGTATGCTCAACTGCTTTGGGTGCTTCGGCATTCTCCGGTCTTTGACAAGTATCGAGATGTAGCCTTTGCTCGAGTTGAGCGAGCAAATAAACCTCAGTAGTGAGATGGCTAGAGGACGCGGTAGTGCGCGTAGGGGTTTTCCCCAAGGAGGAATGGCAGTGAGAACGATCTCAGTCGTGGCCGTGGTTGACCAGTTGGTTAAAACGGGCGCGAACGTTGAGATCGGGGTGGATTCGTGTTCCACCCTGAGGGCTTACCTTACGGGTGTTGCAGAGTGGCGCATCACTTCTGCTTCGGCAGAATATGTGGGCTTGAATCCGCAAGCTGTGGGGCTCGTCGCTATGTCTCTTTTTCCTGACAGCTGGTCAGGTGAAGACAACTTCTCCAATTTGGTTGCAACTGGTGGAATCCAGTTTTCAGCAGCTTCTCCACGGCGTCGCACTCCCGCCATAAGTATGAGTTCCGAGTGGGTCGGAGCTGGTAAGACTTTTGGCGCGGTGGTGTGGGGCGTGAGAGGAACTACTGGAGATGTGGGTTCCGTCACTCTTCATCTGGTGGTGCAGGTTAGGGGAGTTAGTGTGAGCACGGCTTGAGGGTTTGGGACCTCTCGATCTAGGTCAGCTGAAGTACGTTCTGAGAGGAGTGGTACAAGCCTCGAAAGGCGGAAGGCTCTCAGGAGACAACGGCGCGACAATACTCTTGTCGCTCCGATGTCTCCCGGGATATTAGCTGAGTTACGTGAGAGTGGTCCCTCTCACCAGGAAGAACAGCTTTCAGACTCCGATTCTGAAAGTGCTTG